TCAGTGGTTTTGCACTGTTTGAAGCAGTACTAGACGATGACCACTTCTGGATCGGTCGATTTTAACCTCGACATGGCTGAGATTACGGAAGAGGCCTTTGAGAGGTGCGGTAGCGAGTTCAGGACGGGATACGATGCCCGGACGGCTCGACGCTCCTTGAATCTGCTTTTTGCGGAATGGGCAAATCGTGGTCTTAATTTGTGGACGGTTGAGCAAGTTACGCAAACACTTGTACAGTATTCCACATCGTCTTCGGTGGCTACATATCCTATTGGTACGATAACAGCTAAGGTGGGCTCTTCAACTGATCTTGTGGTGGGTAGAACTATAACCGGATCAGCCAGTGGCACCACGGCTGAAGTTTTATCCAAGCCCACCTCAACGACTATAACTATAACCGTTCCTTCCGGACCTTTTACCGCTGGAGAGGCTATAACAAGCAATGCCAGTGACGAGTCCGGAGTTTCCACTACGATCACTACAGACCCCAGCCTTTCTGATGCCCAAGCGGCTGTAGACGTTCTGGAAGCAGTTGTGCGTAGAAGCGGTTCCGACATAGGTATATCTAGGATTAGTCGTGGGGATTATCTGGACACGCCTGACAAGACAACGCAGGGTCGTCCATCACAGTTTTATGTGGACCGTTTAATAACACCGACAATAACGCTATGGCCTTCTCCGGAGAACTCCACAGACCAGCTTATCTATTACAGGGTTCGTCGCATTGAAGACGCTGATGCGGGTATTAACACCGCAGATATACCTTTTAGGTTTCTGCCGTGCCTTACGGCAGGGCTGTCATACTATCTTTCGATGAAGAAGGCCCCTCAACTGGTGCCTACATTGAAGGCTATATATGAGGAAGAGTTTCAAAGGGCCGCTAGTGAAGATTCCGAAAGAACGGCACTCCGATTGGTCCCCAGTTTCTCCTCTTTGAGTTTGTCCTAATGCCTAGATATGCTTCAGGAAAACACTCATTAGGTTTGTCAGACCGATCTGGCAGGGCTTATCCGCTGCGTGTAATGCTAAAAGAGTGGAATGGAAGTCTGGTTGGCCCAGATGAATATGAGTCTAAGCAGCCTCAGATAGAACCTAAACGAGTTATTGCGGACCCGCAGGCTTTGAGGAACGCACGTCCAGACAGAACAGAACCGGAGGTTGCAGCTTTATTAACCTTGAACCCTTTTCGATCTTCAACCAGTGGCTCGGCGGTTATAACGGTTACGGAACCGGGACATGGTTATTCGACGGGGGACACTGTTCGTTTTAGGACCGTTGAGGCTTTTGATGGATTCACCGAAGCCGTACTGGAGTACTCTAGTGGTTACTCCGTAACTGTTCCCACGGATAGCCAGGGTGACCCCGAAACAGATATCTATACGTTCTCGGCATCTAGTGGGACGGCAACGGTTGGTAGCATATCAGGTGGCGGTGGTACGGCCTCGGCTGGACCTGTAACTTTACCCGCATTACCTATCGTTGATTTAGGTAATGGGTTTGTGACGTAATAGGGATGAACAATGGCTTATACATTTACAACCCTTAAAACTGCGATACAGGATTACGTGCAAAGCACGGAAACGACTTTTGTTAACCAGCTTCCTCGTTTTATTCTGAACGCCGAAGAGCGCATTCTGAAGGAGTGCCAGCTAGATGTGTTTAGAAAGTCTTCCCAGGGGACGGCCTCTTCTGGTAATTCCTTTCTTTCTAAGCCTAGCGATTTCCTTTCACAGAACTCGCTGAGTGTAATAAACGGTTCCTCTAAAGAGTTTTTATTGTACAAACAGGTGACAGCTTTACAGGATTACACACCTAATCCTGCAACAATTGGAACTCCCTTGTATTATGCTGATTGGGATGAGGCCACGTTTTTACTGGCACCTACCCCTGACACAGCTTTCACAATAGAACTTCATTATTTCTACCGGCCTCAATCTATTACGGAGACGTCTAACGGAACGAGTTGGTTAGGGGATAATGCGGAACTGGCCTTGTTGTATGGAGCCCTTGTTGAGGCTTATACTTTCCTGAAAGGCGAGGCGGACCTTTTAGGTTTGTACAACCAGCGTTTTCAAGAATCGTTGCAGTGGCTGAAGAATTTAGGTGAGGGTCTCCAAACAAGAGATCAATACAGGTATGACAGAGTCCGAAGGGAGGCTCAGTAATGTCCGAAGATTTTTCAACGGCGATTGTGGGTCAAGCTTTAGTATTCACGTCAGACCATGGGGGGCACACCCCCGAACAGATGGCGGAGATGGCTTTGAACAAGATAATGATTGTTTCAAGCACCGCCCCACCCGCTATACGAGACCAAGCTATCGAGTATAGGGATAAGTTAAAAGAAGTGTTAGTGTTATACATGAACAAGATGGCCGATAACGAGAGAACCACGATATTGGCTTTGCTAAACCAACAGGGCCACGTTGACTTGGCCGAAATCATAAGGAGACTATAATGGCTATCGGAACTTCAGCAATTTGCGGAAGCTACAAAAAAGAGATTAACGCGGGAATCCATTTCTGGACAACGCATTCTCGTGGTAACGGGTCTTCCATCGCAGCGGATACTTTTAAGCTGGCTATGTTTACAAATAGCTCGGCAATAGATGCGGACACCACCGGTTACGCCACCACGGCGGAAGTTAGCGGCACCAACTACACGGCAGGCGGCGCTGCAATTTCGAGTGCAACAATTGGGCTTGCGGACAACAGCAGTTCCGTTCCTACAGCGTTTATTGACATGGCGGATGTGACGTTTTCTACTGCGACGATTACTGATGCTAGAGGGGCCCTGATTTATAACTCCACGCTGGCAGCAGCAGGAACTGCGGGTGATACGACACACGCGGCTAAACCGGCTGTCTGCGTTATTAACTTTGGAGGGGATAGTTCGTCAACAGCAGGTAATTTTACGATTACTATGCCCGCTAATAATGCCAACGCTGCGTTAATACGGATTGCCTAATGGCTCTAGTTACTGGCTGGAACAGAGGGACTTGGAATTCAGGAGCGTGGAATACCCCGCTTACTGTTGAAGTCACCGGTGTTTCAGCCACCACGGCTACTGGAAGTGTATTAGTTGGCACGGCTGTGCCTATTACCGGTGTTTCGGCCACCACGGCTACCGGCAGTGTAGCGGTAAGCTCGGTATCGAATATAACACTCACGGGGGTTTCGGCCACCACATCTCCCGGCAGTGTAACGGTAAGCTCGTTATCTAATATAACACTCACGGGGGTTTCGGCCACCACATCTCCCGGCAGTGTAACGGTAAGCTCGTTATCTAATATAACACTCACGGGGGTTTCGGCGGCCACATCTCCCGGCAGTGTAGCGGTAAGCTCGGCATCGAACATAACGCCCACGGGTGTTTCGGCATCAACGGCTACCGGAAGTGTAGCGGTAAGCTCGGCATCGAACATAACGCCCACAGGTGTTTCGGCATCAACGGCTACCGGCAGTGTAGCGGTAAGCTCGGCATCGAACATAACACTCACGGGAGTTTCGGCGGCCACATCTACCGGCAGCGTAGCGGTAAGCTCGGCATCGAATATAACACTCACGGGAGTTTCGGCGGCCACATCTACCGGCAGTGTAGCGGTAAGCTCGGCATCGAATATAACACTCACGGGAGTTTCGGCGGCCACATCTACCGGCAGTGTAGCGGTAAGCTCGGCATCGAACATAACGCCCACGGGAGTTTCGGCGGCCACATCTACCGGCAGCGTAACGGTAAGCTCGGCATCGAACATAACACCCACGGGAGTTTCGGCCACCACATCTACCGGCAGCGTAACGGTAAGCTCGGCATCGAACATAACACTCACGGGAGTTTTGGCGGCCACATCTCCCGGCAGTGTAACGGTAGGCTCGGCATCGAACATAACACCTACGGGAGTTTTGGCCACCACGGCTACCGGCAGTATAACGGTAAGCTCGGCATCGAACATAACGCCCACGGGGGTTTCTGCCACCACATCTCCCGGCAGTGTAACGGTAGGCTCGGCATCGAACATAACACCTACGGGGGTTTCTGCCACCACATCTCCCGGCAGTGTAACGGTAGGCTCGGCATCGAATATAACACTCACGGGAGTTTTGGCCACCACGGCTACTGGGAGTGTCCAAGTTGACATAGGGCTTTCAGCCACGGGAGTTTCGGCGGCCACATCTCCCGGCAGTGTAACGGTAGGCTCGGCATCGAATATAACACTCACGGGGGTTTCGGCGGCCACATCTCCCGGCAGTGTAACGGTAGGCTCGGCATCGAACATAACGCTAACGGGTGTCTTGGCTTCCACGGCTACCGGCAGTATAACGGTAAGCTCGGCATCAAACATAACGCCCACGGGTGTTTCGGCATCAACAGCTACTGGCAGTGTAGCGATTGGCATAGTAGTTGATGTAAATGTTACGGGGGTTTCTGCCACCACGGCTACTGGCAGCGTAGCGGTTAGTGTAGTAGCTGATGTAAATGCTACGGGCGTTCAGGCTGCTACGCAAATCGGTCAAGTCCTGATCTGGAACGAGATTGTTCCGGGTCAGACGGCGGGTTGGAACCCAATAACGCAGACACAAGACCCTATCTGGAACCCAATAACGCAGACACAAGACCCTGTTTGGACGAAAATAGCGGCATAGGAACGATACAATGGCATCGACATATACAACAGGTTTTGGCATAGAGAAGATCGGTTCTGGTGAACAGTCCGGT